AACGACCTTGATAAATCAGTGCCAGCAAACGATTTTACAATCTCATTAAGCCCACTAAATAGTCCGACAAGTTCTTTTACCTCGTCGTTATCCTTTTTTATTTTATTAGCCAAATCACCAAGCTCGAAAACTTTAGACAAGTCAATCTGTTTTTTCTCTAAATCTTTGTTGATAGAAGAGAGTACTTCGTTTACTTGTTTTGTTGCGCTTTTACCATCTGCTTCAAATTTAAACTCTATAGTTGACTCATCACCAAGTCTTGAAAGTGTACTATATAATTGTTTAAGCTGAGAGTCGTTAACCTGAGTGTCTAACGATAACACCCATTTATAATCTGATTTTGCTGCCATGTTTATCACCTCGTTTTTCTTATTTGTGCCTTAGTAGCAGCACTTGATTTGTTTATTTCAGAAAATACAGCTTTTTTAAATTTTGGTATAAAAAAATTCTGTATTACATAGTCATTATTTTTTTTATCTTTTATATAGTTTTCCGCCCATTTATCCATTTGTCTTTGAGGGTTCGGAGATGTAAATTTATGAGTATTTAATGCATTATTATTAAATCCGCCATGAATACCTGCTGTAAAAGCATATTCAAATACATTAGTTCCTGGAAATGAATCGCCAGGTTTAAAGCTACCATCTTTAGATTGGAATATATTTTTATATACACCGTCCTCAATGTACTCTGGATGAATTTGGATACCACCAGATACACTGCTGGAAGTTGAAATATTGATTTTCTCAATTAAACCTTCATTTAAAAAGGTATAATTTCTTTTATATATTTCAGGATGGTAGTCGGCATAAAAAGCTTTCATAATTCTTATGTATTCATTTGTAGCATCATCAATAAATTTTTCTACAGCCTTATGAGCCGTTTCTTCCATAGCAATATTTGCTGCATTTTTGATACCATTTTTAATATCATCTGCAATTTGTTTATTAGTACGTCTTGCTCTGTTACTAAAAGAAGCCTGACCTTTTTGAAATCCCTTCTTGCCTGCTGGCATACTAGCTCCTCCAATCTTTATATAGAAAAAGCCCATACGTTTTGACACATATGAGCCTTAATTTTTGTAATTTATATTTTTTATTTTGTGTTATTACCGCTTAGCATTGAGATAGCAGAAACAATACTATCAGCATCAATGTTGTTAATAGCAGCAGCAGTTGTCTCTAAAAATTTATGTAACTGCATGTTAATTCCTAAATTATTTTCTACAAAATCATCATGAACCATATTTAACACCATTGCGTATTCATTTAAATCGTCTTCTGGAATACGACTAAATATCTCTTTCCATAATCCAGTAGATTTGAGAATATCATAACCGGTGGAACCTTCTTTGCCTGTAATTTCAATATTTGTGTAAGCCATTAATACCGAATACACATATAACAAATGTTTTTCACATGAATCTATTTTAAATTCTGTTGTGTCATCTTTATAATGAATATAAGAAGTTTCAACTACTTTCATAGCCATAGTACGTTTGATATCATACGGAACGTAGTTATTAATTTTCAGTTTTTCTTTGATATATCTATCTTTGAGAGTTACAGACGTACATTTTATATATCCTTTTATAAAATCTTCGAATGAAATTTTATCTGTTCTCAAAGGTACAATTTTTTCTTCAATACTTTCATTTACTTTATTTTCTTCACTCATTATGAATCTCCTTTTTATCCTCGAATTTTTTTAATACAGCTGCGCCTATTGTGATGGCTTCGCATTCGTCTTCAGATGGTGTAATTCCATATTTTTCAGTAACATAATTTATGGAATTTTTTTTTAATTCAGGTCTCTTAATGCCTCTGCCAGATGGCAGTTCTAATATATTTCTCCATTTACTAGGTGAAATAACTCCATAATCTATATCATTTGATATACAATATCCAAATATAACGCCTTGTAATTGCGCAAGGTCTTTTAGCGTTTTTGCATTTGATTGCATTGCAGTATCTTCAATCCATATACACGATGGATTTTTATCTTTTAATAATTGACAAATACATGCCGACATTTTTTGAAACCTAATTACAGAATCTTTCTCATTGCTTAAATCTATAAGACCGTGAGAATGATATTTTCCATCAACCCATAGACACCAACCTGTTTTTTTTGTTGATTGATCTAAAGATATGAATTTCATTTTTCTCCACAAAAATAGGAGAGCAGTGGCGCTCTCCTAAATATATAAAATTATTTTAAACAGAACAAACATATTAAAGATATAATACCATGGTTTTACTAGCTTATACCAAACATATCGTTTATAGTGTCTTCAGAATGGTCTTTCAAATACCCTTGTGTTGTACTTGGATCGCTGTGATGCGCAAATATTTGAACTTGCTCAAGTGAGTACTTCTTAGGCTTACCATTTTCATCAAGCAGTCTTGTGTCTGTTCCCTGAGACAAACATTCTAATCTGCTATGTCTCATTGAGTGTGTAAATATTTTACATTCTTCTCCACGGACATCTGATAATATTTTCGAAATACTAACAATTCTATCATATAATACACTAGAATCAGAAAGAGGCTCTTTGTTATCGCCCTCACCCTTGATCCATAATGATTCAATATTATCCTCGCCGCGCCATTCTAAATATTTTTTTATAAGTTCTCTTGTATCATCTAAATATACAAGTGGGAATTTTTTGCCGCGCTTTCCAATAACAACATTGGTTTTATTGCCACTGAGAAGACCATCTTTCTTTACTTGGTATAATTCATTTTTACGAGCTGCCGAATCAAACCCAAGACTCCATAATACTGCGAGCTGCCATTTCTCTTGTTTAACAAGTATATCTCTAACCTTTATAAATTCATCAAACGTAAAGAAAAAGTCATCGTCATTATCCTTAACCGGAGACTTGGGTAAACCATGAACTTTTTTCGCATAATTGATTTCGTATTCGTAATCATCATCGTCTTCGCAGAAAGTAAGCATACTATTTACAGCACTCTTTAAGCGATTTACCCTTGCAGCAGACATATTACATTCTTCTGTGAAATATAAGCTTAGTCCACGGAAGTCTTTCTTTTTTAAATCAAGAATACATTTGTTGTCCAGCTCTTTTAATATATAAATAAGGATGATCCGTATATCGTTCATATACCCATTTATCGTGCCCTTACTTTTCTTGCGCTGTTTATATTCCGCTAAAAAGTCTTCCATAATACGTTTATTCTCTTTATTTACTTGTTCCCATAATTCAGGAGTATAAAAATTATTATAAACTCTGCCTCTGCCAGCCATTTTCTCACTTCCTTTCTACATAAAAATAAGAGAGTGTGCGAACACACTCTCTAAGCTAAAAAACAAAAAAAATATATTAGATAATTTCGTCTACCAATCCTTTTTCAAGCATAATGTCGCTTGTCATATACCATTCATAGCGTTCCATTTTCTCATATTCTTCTGGAGTAATTTTACTATGAGAAAGAGTATAATCTTTGATAATTTCTTCAAACTTCTGATAAAAATTGAATTGGTCTTTAACAGACATACTGTTTCCCTCTAGGTAATCTCTGCCAGCGTGGATCAGGGCAGTGGAGAATTTATAACATCTTTTCTTGACATTTGGATTATTGTAACCAGCCATTAAAATAATACTGCCCATTGAATATGCATAAGTCATGACAGTGATGGTTGTTGGACATCTCAGCCCATCAATAATGTTACATAAAGCAGCGCCATCAAAAAGAGAGCCGCCAACAGTATTCAATACGATCTCAATAGGTTTACCTGTTCCGTCATTATCCATCTGTAATAATGGGAGCATTACCATTTCAACAATATCAGAACCAATCTGGTCATTAATGATGATGCGTCTATCTTTAAGATTCTTATAATACTGATACATAACAGGATCTGGAAGAGAACTATCTCCAACTAAATCTGATAATGGAATCTCTAAAACTTCTTTATTAATCATATAAAACTTCTCCTTTTTGTCCTATAAATTTATTTTTGTGCTTTTATTTACAATCACAACACGAGTTGTTTTTGAACAGTCAGCAATAGCAGTGCCCAAATCCTCTTTGAGTTCGGCTCTCGCCTTATCATCTCCATGAACAAGATAAATCTTGTCACAATTTATTGATTTGTAATAATTGATTAAATCTCGATTCTGAGCATGAGATGAGAATGAATGCAAGTCTATAATCTGACAATTATTTTTACAAACAACACCGTTAATTGTTATTGTTTTTTGTTTCTTAGAATGCTTGATTTTATTTGCTATGGTGTCTTCACCTGCATATCCTATGAATACTATAATATCGTTTGTATTTGGCAATATACTTTGTGCCCAACGAACAGACCTTCCTGCAGAAATCATTCCAGAGCTTGATAATATAATTTTTGTTCCGGTATCTTTGATCGCTGCTTTGCTATCCTCTGGGTTAATAATGCGTTTTATGTTTTTCCAAGACATCATTTTATCAAAATTCTCTTTTGCGTCGCCTTCAAGTATATTTGAATAACAATCTAATAATCTATTTGCTAATGGACTATCAATAAGAACAGGAACATTAAAATTTTCATCATTACCAAATAACGAAAATAGAATCCATAAAATATATGGCATACGGTCTAATGAAAATGTAGGGAATAAAATCCTGTTTTTATCATCAATACAATATTGCTCGACAACAGTTTTTATCTTATCAATGTCTTCTTTTAAAGTCTTTTTAGTAACATCTTTTCCTCTACGACCATACGTACTTTCAGCAATTACAATGTTGCTAGTTGTCACAGGGAAGAAATTCTCAACAAAGATTCTGCTATCCTGCGTAGAAATATTTCCAATGTCAGATGTGAATAAAATTTTCCTCGTATGAGAACCGCCAGAAATAAAAACTTCAGCCTGTTTTGACAATAAAATGTGACCAGCATTTCTGTATCGTATAGATAACTCGTCAGATATTTTTACAATTTCATCGGACTGTATCTCTTCTATGTGAGATAAGACAGCATATACATCATCTTCAGTAAATAGTGGCTCTATATAATGTTCTGATTTTGAACTAATAAGTTCGGCATCTCTGGTATTGATCCATGCACAATCTAATAACATTTCTTTTATAATTGGTGTTGATTTTTGTGGAACAATAATTTTAGCATTACATTTGCCACGCGCATATAAAGCTGGCAATAGACCTATATGGTCGCAATGACAATGACCAATTATTATATAGTCAAGCTCTTGAGGTCTAATTCCTTGTAACATCTTACAATTCAATCTATATGTTTCCAACGGCGTATGACCATCCTGAATCATGCCACATTCAAACATATATGTATGTTCTGTTGTTCTAATTAGCGTACAAGAGCCAGTAACTCCATACGCATTACCGCCAACAACTTCTACGGTGACTTTATCTTTTTTCTTGCTAATAGCGATTACCGCCTTTCGTTAATAATCTAGTTTATAGTCATTCCATAATTTGAATAGCTCACGAATCCTATCATTTTTCTCGAAAACAAAAATAAGCTTATTTTTAGGCTTTGACTTGTCATACAAAACATCAACGAGGCAATCGCCTGCGCCAGCATTTATATAAGACCCAGCCTGAATAATGTTTCCTATAAAAACAACATTCTGAACATCGTAATCCCTATTAGTTACCTTGCTGTGATACTTCATCCGTTTATCCTCCTTATATTTTTGCAAAAAAAAAGGGTTATAAATGTAATTTTCTATAACCCTCCTAAATAACTACATTCATAACCAGGCTTATTATTTTTATTACCTTTCTCATTGCCTCCGCAAAGACCGAGCTTTCATCCAAGCCGCATACGACGCATCGTACTGTTTCTACGGTAGCCGTCCGAAAACGCTAATGGGTGCATGATTCTGGCGCGACTCGAACGCAGCATTACTACATTGAAAGTGTAGTGTCATATTCCTTTAGACCACAGAACCAAATGTTGGAAGCGGCAAATTGTAAAAATACAAATAGCACTGTTTGCAATTTAAACGCTTCATCCAGCAAATGCTCATTCCTAACTCATTCATTTATTAGCAACCACACACTACTTACTTTCCTGTCCAGATAGGATTTCTCCTATGTTGCCTTACCCTCAAATAAATAAATGTCAAATGCATGATACGTATATGAGCAACCGTTTATTATTTATTCTTCTAATATTTTAGGACTACGAAGCATAGTCCACTTGATAAGGTTTAACGTCTCTCATCCGACGATATAAAAGTCTGTGTAGCGCGACTTGAACACGCAACTTCCACATCCCAAATGTAGCGGACTACCAATTGTCCTATACACAGAAAAAGAGGGTAGTAGTAACTACCCTCAAAATGTATAATTTAGAAATTACGCAAACAATGCTGCAATTTCCTCAGCGGTAATTGTCTCCGGCTCAGCAGCTTCTAATGCTGAAACTTTGCCCTGAAGCGCAGTAATATTATCTGTATTTGTTTTAACAGCGCCGTTTTCAAGTGTGCTGACAGCGGCAGCAGCATCTGTACCTGCTTTCTTAGCGTCGGCAATAGCAGTAGCTGTAGCGCCACCATCTGCTAAAGATGTTTTTACATCTGCAATACTCTGTTTATTTGCTGATACATCTGCTTTTAAATCAGTTAAATCAGCAGCCTGAACAGCAGTGTCAGCCTTACCTAAAGAAGTCTGTACCTCTGCAGATAATTTAGCTTTTGTTACATTTCCATCGGCAATCTTAGCTGTTACAACAGCGTCGGTAGCTAATTCAGTAGCTGTTACAGAACCAGCAACAATCGTTGCAGAAATTTCTCTTGTTGCGGAATCAATAGCAATCTGAACCTGAGTAGCATTAGCTTTTGCTGTATAAATATCAACAAGTTTTCCGACATTGATATATATTTTATCGCTAGTAGCGTTTGCAAGAGTAAGTACTAAATAAGTACCAGCCTCAAGTCCTTTAGGATCTACTTCGACTGCACCGCTAGAAACAACCATATCCTTCGGAATGTCAATTGTTGCAATAGTAGCTCCACCCTGTTTAATTGTATATGATTTTGCCATGCCTTCTGTTGTTGTTTCTGTTTCAACAGTAACAGCACCTGCAGTCTGCATATCACCTACAGTTGTTTTGACTTCATTTACAGCTGCAACAACATTTCCTTTTGCTGTTGTCGTAAGGTCGTCTAAAGAACCGATTTTTGCATCAACAGAGTCTTTTGCGTCTTTAACTGCTTTGGCAACAGAGCCTTCCGTAGTGTCGTTAGCATTTAATTTTGCTATTGCATCTGTATTTGTTTTTACAGTACCATCTGCTAACTCCTGAACTTTAGTAGCGGCTGTACCAGCAGGATCGTATTTAACTCCTAATCCGTCGGCGTATTCTTTTGCTTCTGTTAAAGAACCAGCAATTTTACCTTTAAGCTTTTCATCATAGCTGGTTAAGCCGACAAGGTCTAAATATTTCTTTTTTGTGTCTGCCATTTCAAATATTCCTTTCGTTAAAATAAATTAAGTATTTCTTCTTGTGTAATAGAACAAGTTACATCAGCAACTTCGATATATTTCTGGAGTTCATCGCTCCATACAGTAATATTTTGATTTACTGTATTGACATATAATGTTGAAGATGTACCAAGCTCTGGAATTACCGTGTCTATAAATTTAATATCTGGATGAGAATCGCCACTTTCATTTGATGTGACCTGTACCCATCCATTGTTGAAATACCAAAGCAGAGCAGTGGTAATAACAAAATAAAAAGACCCATTAACAGGGGCTTCTAAATTTCTTCTATCATCATCTGTATCTAGTTGTACAATTTCATTGTAAAATACTCGTTTGTCACTAATATCTAGAGCAATCATACGCGAATCCTGAACGAATATTAATTGACCATTTTGGATTGCAATATCAGGTATTTTCTTAGACACTGTTGCAATTATAGATGTGATAGCTTTAGTCTGTTCACTTGCCATACCACATCCTCCTATACAACTTCTTTAATTGATAGTGCCTCTTCAACAGTTGACTGAATTTCTTCGCCAATCTTGACAGAGTCACCAATTTTGTTTCCACTAGCAGTTAGAGATAAAGTCTTATCCTCAAGAACAATATTGTCAGCCTTATTTTTATCTATTGATTCAACAGCAATTGTTGTAGCTTCAATCATAGCCTTCAATTCCAATATTCTCTGATCTAATACTTCTAATGCCTCATCACCAACTTTTTCAAAATAATCAATTAGAGGAGTGATAGTAATAGTAGTCTCTCCAGTATGTAGAACTTCTTCTGTTACTCCATTTTCAGAGTCTATATTAATAAAACTAATACGAAGTATAATGTCTCCGGCAAATTTAGTAATACCTGTATCTACATTCATTACACATCTTAAGTAATCATCTTTATATAACTCTTCATCCTTTATTAAATATTCAGAATGTGGGGTGTTATCAGGAGTAACATATTTCAAAACAACATCACATTCAGTAAGATTTATATCTTCATAAGTAGCAGGAAATAAAAATTGAATTTTGTCAACTAATTTTTCTCGCTGATATAATGTTGTTTGCACACTCTTACATAAGCTTTTATCATCTAGCATTAGAATAGTATACATAGATGTTCTCCCTTCATAGAATGAAAATATTATGTAAGCCGATGATCGGACTCGAACCGATAACCTGCTGATTACAAATCAGCTGCTCTACCAATTGAGCCACATCGGCATATCAGAGGAGAATTTACTCCTCTGTATCAAAATTATCGCCATTATCGTCGGTATTAACCTCTTTTTCCTCAATATGAACTACAGGTTCGTCTGTTAGGTTTACTGATTCTTTAATAGCGACTGATTTTTTCTTATTTTTTTTAATATCATTTTTCATGATATTATTTATAATATTTCTTACGGATTCCTTATAGGTTAACACGTCGGACAAATCACAGCTGTTCAAAGCGCGACAAGCTTCTTCTTTTGAGTAAAGTCCGCGGCTAAATAATACTACTGTATTATAAATATTATAATGATTCTCAGATTCGCACATAGACTTAAAAGTTTTATGCTTATCGCACGAATCACATGCATAATAAGGAACTCCGCATACCTTACAGATATGATTAGGCTTTTTGTTTTCCATGCAAGTCCCTCCGTTATGAATACAATATGGCGGCTTTTATACCGCCATACATATTTATCTACTCCTCATCACCAAGAACATATGTAGACATTAAGTTACCATTCTTGCTGCAGAAGTCTTTGTTTACTTTGAAACTGAATGGATGCTTAGAATCGCTATTCCAAGTCAGATCGTATGCAGATTCAAGTTTTGCGTTATTGCTCTGAACTGTTACAACAGTCTTAACGTCTGCGTTACAGATGTCGCGGCAAAGCACATCAGCCTTGATAACATATACTCCACCGAATTTATCAGCTTCATTATCAATAAGCATTGTTTTCTTTCCTGCATAATCGTAGAACACTGCGAACATACCAGATGTAACATTTTCTGGAAGCTCAATCTGCTTATCTGCTACTGCAAATTCTGTAGTAGTTTTTGCTGCTGCCTGAGCATAATCCTTTCCTAATGTTCCATCGTCGTTTAACTCATAAATAAATTTAATTTCATTACCTGTTTCACCTACAGGCTCAAAATCGAGATTGATTTTTCCACCTACTGCATCAGCAGCATCAAATGTCTGATAATAAGGTGTAACGATTGTTTTTACATCTGTAGCTTCCTGAAGATCTCCACCAGCCTGAGCTGCAAGTAATCCAAAGTTAACAAAAGAAGCGTTACCAGAAATGGAAGCAGATTTACCAGACTCAATTGTAGCAACTGTAGTTCCGTTATGATCTGCAATCTCCTTGCTGTTAGCTACTTCAACAGCAGTTGCAAAATCCTCAACATCTGTAAGCATAAATTTTGCCTTACCTGTTGCCTTATCAAAAGCTGTCAATCTCAAACAGTTATCCATAATAAGCTGTTTTTTGTTTGCCATTGTTATTTCCTCCCTTGAATAAATGAGCAAAAAAAATAGTAGGGCATATATAAACCCTACATGTTGCTTTTTATAATTGCTTTTTTGAAGACTCATACATCCAATTAAAATTGGATTTGTCAATTTTTGATGTATCTATCATTCCTGAGAATTGACCTTGTATGAGTGCTAAAGCTGATTTAGATTTTGAAATCTGATCTAAATCAGTAATTAGTCTATAAAAACCAATATCTAATAATTCATCAGCATTATACTTGCATTCGACTGTATTAGCACTGGTTATTATTAATGGCATAATAATAGATTCAAATTCGACATCAGAATTTTTATATTTATTTTTCTTTCGCCTATCTTCATCTATCAAATATTTCATAGTATATTTATTTGCCGCAATATCATGATTTCTTTTTAATTTATACATACTCCTAAGAGCAGTAGTGATTCTCATATATATAAGCTTATCTATAATTACGTCTTCCATATTTGGCTGACCATCAGGAAGTTCGTATGCAAGAAATTTTTGTCCATTAGAATTATTTATAAATAGTTCTAACTCTTTAAAAAAAATCTGCCTGCCAAAAATAATTGAATAATCATCCGGATCAAAAGCTTTATATAATATTAAAAATAAATCATAATCATCCATATCTTGCCAATTTATACCACCATTATCATATAGCTCGGACTTCATATCTGATGGCGTATAGCAAAATCTAGTTATAGCAGATAAAAACTTTGATTCTCCGTAATCTAAGATTTCTTGATTGATTGGCTGTCTTATGTGAATATATTTAGACACAATAAAATCTTTGCCATAATATAAGGTATATTCATCTACATCTTGCAAAAATTTCACCCCTAACATCTTACACAATTTGACATATTTCTCATTCTATCTCCACATGTTTTTATATTACCTTCCACAAGACTGTGTATTGTAAATTCAATTGCACGCGTTGCATAGTGAGTATCTGTTGTTGATGGGGTATCTTTTGTATGTTCTAATTTACAACCAAAGAAATTAGAATTGGAAAATTCTTGTTTTATCAATGCGGATAACAGGTCATGCCTTGCTAAGCCTGTTTCTTTATCTACATTACCTTCTTCCTCACATAAAATGTAAAAAGTAATAGTAGATAGTTTCATTTTATCAGAACCATATCTTGGCATTGAACCATCCCATGCAGTCTCAAAACATATAAAGTTTTTGTATTCAGACTGCGTTTGAGGGATCATATATTCCGGTTTAATAACAACGCCAAAATAATCATCTGGACAATCTTCGTCTAAGTTGGGCGAATTCAGAAAATGAATAATAGCCCTATTATTAAGTAATCTCTGCTTAATTATTTCTTTAAATCTACAGTTATCATCTTCGCCATTGACCTTAAAGCGCTTGATGATATCCTGAATTTCTTCCGGTTCTAACATATCAAGCCCTCCTATAAGCATACAATTTCAAGTTGCACTGTTGATTTAACTGTATCAGTTGTATCTTTTACACCTACTGTTAGTATCTTTGAAAGATACGTTTCATCTCCGAGAAATTTAATTTTTATTTCGTTGAAACTGTCCTCTGAAATTAATTTTATATCAATTAAATCAGATACGTCTATATTGTCTATGCTAAAACTCCAACATGTTTCATCAACTAAATACTTATCAATCTGAATGTTATTTTTGTTAAAAAATAATACAGATATTTTTTTATAACCACCGTTAACTTTTACCTGTGGCGAATTTCCGGAATATTGTATTTTACAATAATCACTGTTGTCGTCCTTCTCAATTACAGGCGGTGGAGTAGGTGTAAGTGACGACTTATTATAATCAGCAACCCAACATGGTATCTTGTCTTCTTCTGGTGCATCAACAGGAAGTTTTATTAACATATCTGTTAATGGATTAAATTTTGACTGATACAATGTTACTTTATATATTCCTATTGGATGTAAAGATTCCAGCTTAGAAACCTTCCATGTATTAGGATGTTTAACTGGTGGCGATATAATAAATCGTTGATTTTCAGAAGATTCTTCATCTATATAATAAATGTTTTCTGTAATACTGTTCAATGGAAACCAAATCTGGTCTTGGTTTTCTACAGTAGTGATCCTGTAATCCGTCCATAATCCTGAATTGTACGAATTACGTAATCTTGCTGTGCCACACATTCCATATATAGTTCCATTCATAACCCATGTAAAATAGAAATTACATGGCAAAACACTATATTTTCTAAACTGGTTTGCTGTATCATACGATACAATTAGCCATTTTCTATATACGCCTTCATCATCAGGTATATCAATATATAATCCTAATGGGTATTCGCATAAATATTTATCTTCATACTCAGATTTATAGTAATCTAATGGGCATTTTTGAAACGGTCTAAATTGTATATGGTATTCAACCTGATCTTTAGATACAGTTCCATACTGTGTTATAATAAACTTAGCGTCAATAGGCGTTTTAGTTTCGCTAACAGATGGATCGTAACCCTTTATTTTATGTTTTTGGTCATCATGAAAATAATCATAAATATAGCATTTTTTAGATTGAATATCCTCGTTCCAAGTAATATCCATGATTTGGTCTGATTCATTCTTTCGTATTTGACCATTAGTTGAGCCGGAAGAGGATAGTATTGATTTAAGTATTGCAAACTTTCCCATATAATAATTATTCCTTTATCCTATCAACTAAAGAATGAGCATCAAAAATAAGTTTTCTGTATTGCTTAAAATCACAATTATCCATATTAGAAATATCTCTAGCAGATTGTAATGTAGCTAGTAATTCTATTACTTCTGGAGAATTATTAAAAATATTATTCAAGCCAGATATTTGCAACATAAGCGTATTAAAATAATTATCAAGAAATTCATACTTTTCTTCTTTATAAAGAAGCAGCCAATGAATTTTTCCATGTAAAATTTTTTTATAATCGCTAATTTGCTTTTCAGGAAAATTTCCATAAATAGTATTCATTTATGACTCCTCCTGAGTTAGATATGAATTATTAGCAGTGACATGCTGGCTAATCAAGTTATACAAATCAATTTTTGAAACATTTTGCATTTCTTTTAAAGAATCGGTGTGATTTGCTTGTGAGTAATATTTTTCTTCTTTGCCACCATACACCTGATTTGTATTTAATGTTGATTTGTATTTTTGTGAAGACCATCTCCACGCAATACCAAGACCAAACACTTCGATGACGAAGTCATTGTTTGTCTCCTCATCATCTGCAGTAAATGAATTTTTTAATTCATAGGTGATTTTTTGTAATTCTCCATCCAAAACAATACTTGAAAATATTTTTCTTACTTTTGGAATAGCTCTTACTGAATGTAACCATTCTGATAATAATACACGAGCATCGTCTTCAAGCATTGAAGATACCTCGTATGCATTAACAGATACTAAAAATCTAGAATAAATATCATCGTAAGTAATAGAGGTCATAATAACGCCTCCCTATATTACAGTCCTTTGAACATTACGGCTAAATTTGTACCACACGCTTCATCAATGATGCTCACTTTGTTAATAGAATCTAATCTACCATCTTTAACCATGTCTGACGCTACAAGCATGACAGACCGTTTAGAACCTGCTGGTAATTCATTAAATACCTTTTTGAAATCAATTGTTGGCAATTCAATGATTGATTCAATATCATCTAAAACAAAAGTTTTGTCGTATAATTTTTTGAGCTGCTGCCAATGAGCCTGCTCAAGCAATTCCTCGTCATCAATGACAATATATGGAGCCATAATCGCACCATTTCTTGTAAGTAATGATGCCAATAAGTCCTGATATTCTATATAATTAACATCACCTTTCTGAGCAAATAAATATGTCATCTTTGTTTTGTCACCTTTATATAAAAATCTTCCAGGGAATACAGAGCGACATAAAACAAGGTCAGAAGGTTCATATTTTTTAATTGGAGTAGATGTTTTTGTCTTTGTCTCCTCTTTTACTGACGCTACATTCTTTTCAGAAGCAGCAGTAGTGGCTGTTTTTCTTGCTGCCATAAAAACTCTCCTTTGTTTCCTATATTAAATAAGGGCTACCATACAGGTAGCCCATTTTATTAACATGTTAAGAAATTACCCATGTACCAAATCTACGATTTGTGATGACCTCGCATCCGCAAGTAGCCTGTACTTCATAATCCATAGATTTATCCTGACGTGCTGCAGAATCTGTAACCTCAGTAATTTCTGTATCTCCCTCCCAATAGAATTTAATAGGTTTGTCCATGTTATTTGGGAAGATGTAGATATATTTATCTTCTTCAAGATATTTTGTTGTATCATTCAAAGCAAATGCCTGTGGTAATTCAACAAGCTGCGTTCCTTCAAATGTACCGATACGACCCATTCTATATACGTCGTTCTTTGCATCCTCTGAAATCCACTGAACATCTCCAAGTTTTCTTAACTGGGAAAGGGCAACTTTTGTACCAACAATCATAGCTGTTGAATTTGTTGCTAATTCAACGTCCTGAATTAATTTAACAAATTCATCATGAGAAGCAGCCTCCATAGCTCCGCCAGAATACCACTGTGTTTCAGGTAAACTCTGTCCAGCAGATACAAATGCTGTATGCATCATAGTATCAACATATCTAGATAAAGCCTCAGAAATTTTCTGGATTAAATCAACCCAGCTTTCTACTCCCTGTAAGTATCTTGATAATGACATGTAAATTTTTGCTCCAATAGAGCTTGTCTCTATAGATCTCTCTGTTCCTTCGCCAAGTCTCTGACGGATCATATCGTGATGACCGTTATTAATCTTAGAAATTGTAATAATTGTCTTGTCTGGAATATAGAAAGAGTTTTTCTGTCCAAGACGATTATTTTTTGTCTCTACAAGTATTCTGAAGAATGCAGATTCATTCCATCCAGAAACCAATGTGTCCTCGATTGTATCTTCAATAATTTCAAAAGCAATTGTATTTTTCTCTTTACTTCTTAAAGCATTTCTAACTTCTCTATCTGTTGGATGTTCAGGTAATCCGTAGATTTCTCTAATCTGTCGTCCTATGCTTTCGTTTGCTTTTGCAAATGTAACACCAGCTTCGAGTTTTCCATTTACTGTATCAATGCATAACTTAGAGAAGTTGGCATATTTATTAGCCTCGCCAAATACTGACTGAAGACCGTTACTATACTCATTAAACTGTAAACGCATAAAAATAGTTCCTCCCGTTAAAATAATTAAACAGCCATGTTTCTAAGAACATGAATTCTGAAATTACCGTTTTTAGCCACATCTTCGATGATTGCTACAAAACCTCTTGTACCTTTTGCTGGCGCAGATTTTCCTAATGTTGTAAGCTTGAATTTACCTGCTTCAACACCAACATATTCACCAACCTCTGGATTTGCATCAGCGCCAAAAGACTCTTTTGAAAGAGCAAATCTATCATGTCTATCAAGGTCATCACCCTGAGCGATTTCACCTTTCTTGATGTAGTACTGGCTTTCTTCCTGCATTTTTGTGTTGTATTCTTCGTAAATCTTTACCTGATTTGCAATTAAAACAATTTCGTCTGTAATTGCAGGAGCTTCTGCTTTGTAAACTTCAGCCTCTTTATATGCGCCAACTTTTGCAACGCATCCGTTCTCTAAGTCTGACTCACAAACAAGGTTTAAAATATGACGACCATATGTAGTAGCAAGTAATGCACTTGTTTCTACAACGCCATTTTTTGTGTAAGCGTATTTATCAAAATTGCTTGCCATTTTGTTTTCCTCCTAAGAAAATTAATTTTGAGCACAAAAAAAGAGCCTTTCGGTGAATAGTCACCTTATGGCTCGATGTGCTAATAAAGTTATTTGTTATTTTATTATTCTAAAATACCGCCGTATGGCAAGTATTCGTTATCAGGCTCTGAATATCCAACTCTATTATGATGTTTATTATCAGGGTCTTCAGCAAAAGTAAATTTTCCGCCAGCCTTAGCAAACGCTAATAACATAGAATCGCATTTACTTGCTAATTCATCAAATGAATATTTTTCAATATCTTTTGTTAATTCAGCAAACTCGGCAGAATTTCTTATTGCCTCGTAATCTTTAGATGCGATAAGTTCTTCTTTTTTCACTTTTTGCTCTTTTTCTTCATATACAGATAAACGTT